CTTGAGTGTCTTGGGGACGAGGATAACCCTAACGGGCTCCTCGTCACCGGGAGATCGGTATGTCACGTCGACAGAGGGCTCCCCCCTCAACCAATTCGGATTTAATACCCCGAACTGGTCAAAGGGAAAGTAGTCCTCTAGTCTTTCGTGCCACGTTGGAAGAAGGTACTTAGTGTTACCACGTACCCTTTCCGCGGTGGTCCCCGGTCCGTGCTTCGGGATCGAGTTTCGAGCCTCCGATATTGAATCGAGAGGCCCAAGGATCTCAGTCCATAGAACACGCGACACAAACTCGAAGGCTTTATAAAGGACAGCATTGTCCCTAACAAAGTCTTCATGTTCGGGGATCTCCTGATCTGCCTGAACGTACGCCTCAATCGCAGCAGACCTCCGCTCGGTTGAGCATGGAAGTTGGATCTTCTTCCACATTAGGCATATTTGCCTAATAGAGGAGATCGCAGCAACTGAGGGCGCGTCCAAGACGCGTCCCTTAGAGTCGAAGATCTGCCTGAGGAAACCTCCTAACATAAGGGGGAGACCAGCGCGGCTAGCAAAGCTAGTCACGCCTGTCAGGTCAAACGAACCTGACTCGAGCCCTCTTTCAAGGGCTTCTGCCAGGGTCGGGAGGGTCAAGGCTAAGAAGCCAAGGCCCTCCTCTTCGATTCTCTCCGACATCTTTCGAATGTCGGGGAGTGGGTCGGTGTGGCACTCGACTGCGCAGTCGCGCAGTACTGCCGCGAGGAGGTTTGAGAGGCTTTTCACAGGTCCCAGGTGGGTACCTGATCCCCCTCCCATGATCCGCAGTCCAATCCTGGCGCCTCGCATACTACGAAGCGACGTGTCCAGGAGTCACCGCGCTTCTTCTTAATCGGATTGATATGCAAATCCCCAACCCAAGTGGCGTAATGTTCGCCATGAAGGGTGCAGGAAAAGGCACTCAAAACTCCGAAATGGAAGAAGGACCTCTCGGGGACGTTAACCGTCAACGTAACCGAATCTTCACGAAGAAGGTTCCGGTAAATCGCAAGGAGGCGAAGGTCGTAACCGCGCATACCAGGGTCATTAAAGACCTTGATAGTGCGGTCATCGAGCCAGCCTTTCTTGGCATGCCACGTATGCGCTTTTACAAGCACAGAGGGCTCATATACCCCCTTTGAGTACGTGACAAGGCTTGACAGGTACGCGTGCGTCGGTTCCATAACAATACTCCAAGTTTACGGGGTATTGACCCCAAGGTTACGGGGTACCGCGAGAGCGGTTAGTGGCTATCCTTTAGGTTTCCTCACCGAGGACCTTCAGGATATTAGCCGACGTTGCCCAGGCGCTAAGCGCAAGAGCAATGTCCTTAATCTCAGCATTCGTATACCCGACAAAGGGCATATTCATGCTGAAGATACACGTCGAGGTATACTCGACGTTGTTGGACGCCACGAGAGGGTCAGGAGCAATCTTGCGAGCGTCAATACGCACCGCAAAACGCTTCCTCGAACCGGTCCGCGCCTTCGAGATGGTGAGGGAGTAACTCCCATCATCCTTCTTGTAAACGCTGGAATCGGTTCCGCGGCTCACGGCAGGCAGAGACTGAGCAACTGCGTTGACCGTGATAGACTGTGGATCTGCGAACATAGGAATACCTCCTTCGCGGTTGGAAGCAACTGGCTGGAACGACCAACCAGCTAGACGCGCCGGGACAATCCCAGCGCGACGAGGTTCGCAATCTGGCCGTTGTTCAACGACCCGCTTGTGAACCCAAAACCGTAGGCGCTTGCGCCTCGTCTAGCTTGCGTGATAGTCCGAGTGATATGTGACATTGAGGCTTCAAACCCCGTGTCAAGAACGACCTTATGTTCGGACTTGACAGTCACATCTCTCTTGTACATCACATACGCATAGCGAGCCGCAAGTGATATCGCCCGACTCTTTTCCCAGTTTTCGAGGACATCCCCGATATTGGTGAAATAGTCGGCCAACCACGACCATGGAGTGAGCTCCCACACGACGGAGGGTGATATCCCCCCGCCCTGAAGGTACTCACGAAGGTTATTCATACCTTCCTGGTCATTCACAGAGGGCAACCGGTAAGTAAAGCCGGCTGAGAACCAAAACCGCTCTTTAACGGTCGTGGTTACAGTTCTGGTGGAGACCCCATTCCTATTATGTGCAAAAGCTTGCACATATGCAGGTGGGCCACCAGTTACCTCTGAAGTGGTTGTATCTGACGTTGAAGAGATGGTGCCCCTTCTTCGAACAACCTTGCCGTGATCACGGTACAGTTGATCAAGTGACCGAAAGAGGTTCTGGTTGAAATTCGCCAGTTTCTCCAGGTCATTGAGAAAGGGACGCCAACCGAAGGACCAGTTGAGGTAGTGATCCCCAACTGACCTGCGCAGGGCG